AATAAGTCCATTAGCTGCGCCTTTTGGTTTAGTTATACCGCAAGCTGATACATCAACAATGCTGCCAGTATTAATGGGTATGTTAGGGCTAGGTGGTTTAAGGACTTATGAACGCGTCCAGGGGGTTGGCAAATGAGTTTTGATACTGAAATTAAAGATATGCTGATAAGGCATGAGGGTTTAGTGTGCAGCCCTTATAAATGTTCTGAGGGTAAATTGACAATAGGTGTTGGCAGAAACCTAGAAGCAAATGGCATATCAGAAGATGAAGCACATTATTTATTAGACAATGACATAAAGAGAGTCAAAGAGAATTTAGATAGGTCATTTAAAATGTGGCGATGTATGCCTAAAAGAGCCAGGCTAGTATGTATTGACATGGCTTACCAAATGGGGATATCAGGATTTTTAGGGTTTAGAAAAACTATTGCTTTAATGCAAATGGATATGTGGCTAGAGGCTTCAGAAGAAATTTTGCGAAGCAAGTACAACGAACAGACTCCAAATAGATGCGCATATAACTCCAGGCAACTGGCTTTATGTCATGGCGAGAAAATCAAGCGAAGATCATCAAGCTAATTCAAGGCTCGGCGCATTAGGAGAATCACTAGTTCAAACTTTTTTGCTTGAATTTTGTGACTTTGTTTACCCTACACAAGACAAGCACCCGGCAGATATACTGTGCGAAGTATCTAACTGCAAATATACAGTGCAAGTAAAAGCTAGAAGAGAAACTAAAGAGGGCAAATATGTATTCGCAACTGAAACGTCAAGGTCAATGTCTGATGTTTATAAAAACTATCATTGTGATATTCTTGCTTTTGTTTTCGTTAATCAAGAACATAAACGAATTCTCTTTAAGCCAAATACTTCTTCGCAAACCTACTACACTTTTGATAAAAAAATAATTAAACCTGATATGGAGATTAAATCTCTACAAGAAACTCTTGATGCACTTAGTCAAGTGCCAGTCTTAAATCCAGTGATAAAATAATTAAAAATAATTGTAAATAAATGTTTACATATATACATATTTATGTGTATAATAGTCTTATGTTAAACAGTAAGGAGATAAACATGACAAACAAAGACTTAATTAAATATTACGAAGCAAAGCTAGCATTATTAGATCTTAATGAAGCTAATGGAAAAAAATATCCTGCTAATTACAGAATGGGCATGGAGAAAAATTTAAAACAGTTAAAATCACAAAATCAAAAGGTAGCTTAATCGCTACCTTTTTTTATAGGAGAGGAAAATGAAATACATAGTAAAAGTAAAATTACCGATAGGCTGGTGGCCTACATTCGAAACGCCTAGTTTCAAAGCAGCGTTAGATAAATATTGCAGACTTGCAAAGCAAAAACATAGTGTAAGGTTGGTTAGCTATGATTGATTTTGCACAATTTATATTAATAGTGTTTATGGCTTTGTGTTTATATGCATTGGCTTTATTTTTATACGACAAAAGAAAATGAGTAGAAAAAGAAGACTTTTACATGAGCATAGTGCAAATAACAGAGAGGCAGTTATTTTGATGGCGTCAGAAGGCTTGGAAGTAGATTTATACGAGGATGAATATTTAATTGAAACAAGAAAAATATATGGGTACAGCGAACATTATGCAGAAAGTTTAGCTGAGAATTGGGTTTTAAAAATTATAGAATGAAAAAAATATTAGACAGATTATTAATAATGTTTATGAATTTATTTAACCAAAATGATGACATTGATTGGCTAAATATGCATAACGATATGGTAGAAAAAGGAGATAAAAATGAGAGCAAATAGAAATATTAGATTTAATTTAATTGGTGGCGGTACTTTGTATTTACCGCCTAGAGAGGTTAGAGGTTTTTATAAAGACTTTATAACTGGTCATAACGTTGTTGAAGTTAATGACGATAGGTTTGAAGTTAGAAACTCGCAAGAAGAAATACAGGAGCAAATGAGCAGATTGTGAATATAAAAGACTTAGAAAAATACGACTTTAAAAAGGTTGGTAGTGCAATCATAGTTAATGATTTACCTAATGATGTTTACCATGCAGGACTGGGTTTAAGTAGTTCTAATATAAGAAGATTTGGAGAATCACAACTGCATGCAATAGAGCAAACACTAGAAACAAGTCAAACTCTTAAATTTGGAACTGCTGCCCATTCTTATTTGTTAGAAGGTGAAGAGGCATTTAAAAGAGATGTAGTTATTATGACTGGCTCTCCCTATACAAAAGCTAATAAAGAACTGAAAGAAGAATATGAGTCGCAAGGATTAATTGTATTAAAAGAAACTGACATGGAGATATTGCAAGGCATGAAGGACAATATGATCTATGAGGGTAATGCTTATATAAATGCAGAAGGTAAGATTCCTGAATCAAGTATCTATTGGTATGAAGATGATGTTATTTGTAAATGTAGACCTGATGTATTGTGTCCACCTATAGATGCACCACATAGCGATAATGAGATTGTAATTGTAGATTATAAAACTACACAGTCATGTGATCCTAGGCAGTTTGGTTATTCAGTTAGAAAGTATGGTTATGATTTACAAGCTGCATTTTATAGAAGAGGTGTAGAAGCTGCTGGATATAAAGTTAAAGAGTTTGTGTTTGTTGCACAAGAAAAGGTTTACCCATATGCAGCTAAAGTATTTAAAATAACGCATGAGCATATGGATTATGCCTGGCATACAGTTGAAAAATATTTGAATGAATATAAAGAGTATAAGAAGGGTAAGCCTTTATCTATCTATAATAGTCCTAATGTTGTTGAATTAGAGGTGTGATATGAATGTATTAAGTCTATTTGATGGTATGTCTTGTGGGCGAATTGCTTTAGAGCGTCTTGGCATACAAGTAGATAATTATTATGCAAGTGAGATTGATAAATATGCTATAAAAGTTAGCGAAGCCAATTACCCAAACATTATACAGGTTGGTGATGTGACTAAATTAGATACATCAACACTACCAAAGATTGATTTGGTTATGGGTGGCAGTCCATGTCAAGGATTTAGTTTTGCTGGTAAACAATTAGCTTTTGATGATCCGAGATCTGCATTGTTTTTTGAGTTTGTTAGATGTGTGAATGACTTAAAACCAAAATATTTTTTATTAGAAAACGTAAGAATGAAAAAAGAATATTTAGATATTATTTCTGAACACATGGGAGTAGAGCCAATTATGATTAACTCAGCTTTAGTATCAGCACAAAACAGAGTCAGATATTATTGGACAAATATACCTAATATAGAACAACCTGAAGATAGAAATATAATGTTAAAAACAATACTAGAAGAGGATGCTGTTGAGCCAATGTTATCAAATATTTATGGTGGGTTTGGTGAAAAAAAACCAAGAGAACATACTGGCAAATCCGTGACTATAAGAACAGCATCAGGTGGCGGTCATATACCCAGCGTATATAAAAAATCACATGTAATAAAGGCACAATATTACAAATCATCTATGGCTAATTTTAAAGCTAATAATGGTTTGAGGGCTACTGGTATCTATACAAAAGACTCTATTAGAAAACTAACGCCTTTAGAATGTATGCGATTACAGACTGTTCCTGATGATTATTTGATGCCAGTAAGCAATACAAGAAAATATATGCTACTTGGCAATGGATGGACTGTAGATGTTATATGTCACATTTTAAAGAATATGGATTTAAAAGAAGGGCAATCAAGCAAATGAGAGTATTAGACAGAAGGAGAGTTTCGCTAGTTGCCCTAACTTGATTATAAACTAAATAAAGCATAATATTGATAATGGAGAGTCAAAAAATGGAAAATAAAAAAGCGTTATGGGTGAGTGCAGATATGCACCACGAACTGAGCATATTTGCTGCAGTCAATAAAATGGACATTGGTAAAGCAACTGAATTTTTAGTAAAGTTAGGATTAATAGAGCATAAAAATAATAATGACAAACAGCAGAACTAAAGGGCATAATTTTGAGAGATTAATTGTAAGAATGATTAATGAGTTTATTACGTCTAAGGGTGGTACAAAATTAGTCAGCAGAAATTTAGACCAGGCACAATATAAAGGTCAAGCTGATATTTACTGGGACAACTTTGCGATTGAATGCAAAAGATATGGACACACTAACACTAACATGTATAAACAGGCCTGGTGGGATCAAGTTCTAACAGCAGCAAGAGATAAATATATTCCAATATTGGTTTATAAATTTGATAGACGTGAGCCATATGTTGTTGTTCCTGGATGGCTAGTTAGTGATAATTTGCCTATAAATAACCAGGTGACTTATATGTGTAGCTTGCGAGAACTTTGCAGAGATTATAAATCTATATTAAAGAAAGCAAGTGAATTCAATAAATGAAGAAGATTTTGAGATTTTTTGTCGTGAGCAATACGATAAAATGAGGGTTGTATTGGAATTGCTAGGAATAGTCAATGACGATACATATGAAGACTACAAGGAGAGAAACCATGCTCATCTTGAAGTCAAATATTTAACAAGTATAGAGCATTTATCTATACATTAAGAAGGAGAAAAATATGGTTGATATTTTAGGAGGAATGTCGAGTGGTACGCCTACTAGTTCATTTCTTGCATTTAAAGCTGGCGAAAAGCAATTTTATGTTGGCGAAGAGGCATTGGATGTTAAATACATTCAATTAGATCCAAGCACATTTCAATCGGGTTGGGGTAGATATAACACTGGCTCGGGTTATGAGTTTGTATGGGATGATAAATTTACTGTAGTTGGAGATAAACCAGGAGACGACTTTAAAAGAGCCTTTTCTGCTTGGGTATTTACAGACGCAGTAGATAGGCCTTTATTGTGGCAAAGATTTAGTTATTCTGAGTCTTCTGCTTTTAATAAAATGCTGGGTTTATTTTGGCATGATAAAGAAGGTAAAGAAGGACTGCCTACAGTAGCATATAAAGGCGCAACGCATATCCAGGTTGGCAAAGGTAGATCAGCAGAAATAGAGATTGAGTTTGTTGATTGGAAACCTAGAAAGCCTGAATTTATAATCCCTGAATGGGCATCCAATGTAGATGTCGGAGTGCAAGAAACTGAATCTAAAGGCTTAACGGATGACGATATCCCTTTCTGATGCAGACTGGGTGCGTATTGCACCTGATATTGCAAAAAAGATACTTGGCGAACCTACCAAAACTACATCCCATGAGTTGAGGTGGGGGCGTCATTTCAGTAAATCTTTAAATTTACATACGGGACAATACTATGACCATGAGAATGGCGAGGGTGGTGGTGTTGTCGATTTAATTAAACAAAATGGGTATCAAGTACAAGATTTTTTAAAACAATTTGGTTATGACCGAGCATCGTCTAGCACTTCTCATATGATTCCCCTTACTAAAAAGCTAGGCGGTGCAAAGTCGTATAATAGAGACCAAATGAAACAACTACAAAGCGAGTCTATATTAGCTTTACAATACTCAAATGATTTTGTAGTTATGAGATTTGGGACAGATCATAGAATAAAGGCTAAAGGTGCGCCATTTAGCAGAAACACTGATGGCACCTGGTCAAACA